AGCATCTGCTATTTTAGCAGCAGTTACTGCATCATCATTAATTTTAGCTGTAGTTATATTACTATCAACTATTTTAGCTGTAGTAATTTGATTATCTGCAATATGAGCTGTATCAATAGATCCATCTACATAATGTTCAGAATCTATACTATCATCAGCAATTTTAGATCCATCAATAGCATCAGCTGCTATCTTGCCTGATGTAACATTTAAATCAGCAATCTTTGCTGTTGTTACATTAGCATCTGTAATTTTTGCAGTAGTAATTGCATTGTCTGCTATTTTAGCTGTGCTTACAGCACTATCAACAATCTTAGCTGTTGTAACTGAGTCTGTTTGTAAGTTAGATGCAGCAATAGCATTACTTGCCATTTTAGCATTAGTAACATTTGCGTCTGCAATTTTAACTGTAGTAACACTACCATCTGCTAATGTTGCACTTGTAATAATTCCTTCTGGAATAGAAGTATTAGTAGCTGAAAGTCCACCAATATAAATAGTTAAAGATTCATTGGATAAAGATCCTGAATCCCAAGTTACATTAACTGTAGTATCTGTTGAAAATGTTGAAGAACTAATTGTTCCATAGATTGTTCCAGTAGCTGAACCTACTGCTTTAATTCTACGATTAGCATGATAAATAGAAGTTACGTCTATATCAGCAACAGTAAATGAAGTAGCACTAGCATAAGCTAATGTATAAGCTCCATCTCCATCACCATAAATTACCCATTGAGAATCATTATACCATTCTCTAGTATTAACCATTAATGCTCTAATAGCATTATTAAGTTGAGAAGGTAGCATCCCTTCTGCAACTGATATACCATTTAGATCTGCATTATTTGCATTAGTAGTTGAATAATCTTTTATACCTGCCATTTAGTCTCCTATAAACCAAGCATATGCTTTGTTGTTTTCTTGATTTTTTTCATTGATAAGTGTGTTTATAGCTTCTTCAATTTGTCTTTGGAAAAACTCTTGAGTTTCAAAACTATATCTTACGTTATCAACATCTGTTTTATCTGTCATCTTAATCCTCCTCTTGATGCAATTAAGTCAATGCCTTGAGCATCTGACCAAGCTACACCAGTAGGTGTTTTAACATTAATTTTAACATATCTTCCAGATTGCCTTACTGGATTAATACCAGTTGAGTTCATAGATATTTCACTAGACTCATTAGCTGTATCTGCAAGTCTGTCTCTTGTTTTAATAGTAACACTTGCTTGTGCATCTACTATTGGTCTAATAGATTGTATGTTACTTCTAAAACCAGGAAACAATTCAACTTCACTTGTTTCTATTTCTCCTTGATTTGCAGTACCAGAAAAAATAGCAGCTTTATATTCATTATCTATTGCACCAAGCAATAATTGTCCACCATTCCAAAAATCTGTATCTAATGCAATATTAATCTGATCTAAGTTTTGAGATATAATATCCATTAGCTCAACTGTGTAAGCTCCTACAAATTGAGAAAATATTGTACTAGCATTTGTATTTGCTAAAGACCATTTTTTAGTTGCATAGTTATAAATTAATATTCTATCGCAAATACCAGTTGTATTAGTTGCATTATTAGAACTTGGGTATAACCATAATGCTAACTGGTTAAATGGATCAACAGCAGCACATATTCTATCACCAAATGCTTTGTTTAAATCTGTATCAAAAAATCTATTTACTTTTTCTGCACCAATAGAAATAACTTGATCTCCATTAATTTCAAAAAAACCATCATCAGCATAAAAGAATACTCGTCTATTATCCTGACATACTGTTCTACCATATAGAGCTCCTCTATTAGGAGATATAACTGATAGTCTAAATACTGTTGCACCACCAACATAGTCCATTCGGATTATTTGGTTTTGTCTAAATACGTATCCAATTTCTCCTGAAGTTATATGTACTATCTGTCCACCAGAACCAGGAAGGTCTTGAGAATCTGATTGTTTAGTACCAGGAGTCCATTCTGAAATATCGTTAATTCCTGACCATTGTATTGTGTTAGAGCCTGTTGTCAAGTTACCAGTAATTAAAAAATCTCTAACTACACCTGAAACTCTAAAATTAGGAACACCTGATCCTAATGAAGATAAATTAGCAAAATTAGTAGATGTACCCATTAAAAAATACTGAGGTAAATCCACACCATTTGAAGCTATTACATAATTACCAAACTGGGTAAATGTCCAAAAGTCATCATTAGCTCCAGTTAATGATCCTTTTCTAGAAGTAAATACACCACCATCTAATTGATAGATGTCAGTATTAGTAGCTACAAAGTTATATACATTGTTAGCATTATCTCTAAAAGATCCAGCTCCTCTTGAATCTGTACTTATATCATTTGTAGAATAGTTTACTAATGAAGGAAATCTCTTATAAGAATTAAGAGCATAATAAACATTAGTTGCTACATTAGCACCAGGATTTAAATGTTCTGGTTGGTCAGGTAGCCATTCTCCAAAAGGTATTTGCATAATTATTTTCTTCTATAAAATGATAAATCTGTTCCTATATCTGTTCTTTGTACTACTGGTGCACCACCATAAGAATCTTGTTTGTCGTTATTCTCAGCTCTTTCCATAGCAGCTGAATACATACCTAACCATTGTTGAGCTTGATTAGGCTCAATACCACCTAAAAAATTAGATGCATGATATAATGATCCATATAAATATATAGCTGGATGATTAATTAAAATATAATTTGAAGTATTAGAATCGGATAAAGCATTAAAAGCTTTGTAGTATTGTAAGTAACCAGTATATGAAGTATCAGGTTGTGGTGCAAATCTAAAACTTTCTGTACCATTATCAGATTCAATAGTATAAGTTCTAGGCATACCTGCTGTAGATCCACCTTTAATAGATATTAAATTAGAAGGTGTAATATAATTTAAATGATATTTAGTTCCACCAGATAATATATAAAAAGATCTAACACCAATAAATCCTGTAGGTACTGTTACTGTTTCAGCATTAATAGTAATAGCATCATTCTGTTCCATTTGTCTTATTCTTAACTTAGCATTAAAATCAGCTTCAGTTAATTTAATAAAGTCATTAGCTATTTCAGAAGTTAAATCACTTCTGTTAAGCCAATTAGCTATTGATGTTTTAAGTGCAGAATAACTATTTAATGCCATTACATTCTTCCTGGTGATGTTCTAAAATATCTAAAATCAGAACTATTTAATTTTTCTCTTAATATTTTACTTCTAACTTCTTGAGGTAAAGCAAACCAATTATTAGTACCATTATATTCTTTAGTCCAAATTTCTAACATTAGTCTTGGAATACTAGCTATACGTTTCATATCTTTAGATGGAGTATATCCATCATTTTGATTGTATAGCTCTTTATTTCTTTTTAGTAGATTAGTAACGTTTTCAGTTTTTTTAACTGTAAGCTTACCATCAGTTTCTACATAATAAGAAGTACCATCTTTTTCTTTATCTCTTAATATACTCATTACTCAGTTAATTCAGTAACATAAAGATTAACAGTTCCAATTACAGCTACCTTTTCGCCTGGAGAGATTTTAAAATATTCATAATCTTTCGAAGCTAAAAATATAGATGAAGTAGTTGCAGTTGGATTAACTCCTATTTCTATATGACAATCAGCATCTGCTGCAATTCTTACGTAAAAGATATTATCAGATATTGCTGCTGACTGTGTTGAAGTACCAGCTGAATTTACTTTTTGTGTGCTTTTTGGTTTCATTCCTATGTGCATTATTTTCTCCTATTAAATAAGTAATAGGGGAGTTTCCTCCCCTACCACAATAATTATTAATTACGCAGATGTTGTAAGATCAAATACTCCACCTGAAGCACCTTCGTTTCTAGAGATCAAAGTAAGCTCAGCTAAGATCTGTCTTTTCTCAGCATCTCCAGTTTTTGAAAGTTCATGCATAGTGAAATCTCTTAAGAAACCAACTGACCAGTAATCCATATCTAGGACTAATGCGTCTCTATCTCTTGAGAATCTATTTGGAACAACTTCTAAATCTCCGAAATCAGAAGAATATACATCAATAGATGTGTATAAAGTTTTATCTTCAGACGCATCAAATCTAGTATTTCCACCTGTGAAACCAGAAATTTTTTGTTTGTTGAAAGGGCCAACCATAACTACAGATGGGTTTCCACCTGCGTTCCAAGTTCCCTTGATTACATCTTTAAGCATGTCCTCAGTTAAAGCTCTTTGAGTACCATCATTTCTAGCATCTGAACCATCAGAAGCAGTTGGATCAGTACCATCAGAAGCTTTGTTTGAGTTAGTAGCAATCCATGCACCGATAGAAGCAAATGTTCTAGCAGCAGATGAAGAACCAGCAGCTCTAGCTTGGTTAGTTAATAAAGTAGATTCAATATCTCTTTTTAACTCTTTAGACTTCTTAGCTATTTGATAAGCTAATTCAGAAGCTCTACCAGCTTTATCTACAGCTTCTTGTGTACCAGTAATTACAACAGTCTTATCCATGATCTGTGTGTAGTTACCAATTCTAGAAGTTGCAGTTGATGCATCAAGAGTAGCTTCATCACCTTCGATTACAGCATTATCTGTTGCTGCTGCAGCCAAAGAATCAGTTTGCCATTCATGAAAAGTGTTTTTTACTTGTTCTCTAGCAGCTGAACTCATAAATGGAGTTTCAGTTGGAGAGATTGAGTAAATAACATCTTGTAGATCTTCTCTAATACCTACTGCATCATAGGTATCAAATGTATTTGTTGCTTGTGTCATGTTATTTTATCCTTATTTTTTTGAGATTATTTCAAGTATGGCAGAATGAGCATCCTGGATTTTTCCAGACTTTTTCAATCTACCAAGTTTAGATTGTATGACACTTCTTTTAGAACTTTCAGTTTTTGCTGTTCCAGACTTAACAACTTTAGGTGCATTAACTACTTTCTTTTGGACAATAGGTTTTGCATTCTTTAAGTTTCTGTATTCTATAGCATCTTTTAAAACTAAAAGAAATCTATGATCAGCTAAACTACCAATCTCTTGATCATTGAAACCATAGTTAGATAAAGTATCTCTCATCTTAACTTTAATTTCAGATGCTTTCTGAGGATTAGCAAGTTCAGGTATTGCCTGTTCAGCTAGTTGTTTTTGTTCATTAAGAAATTGATTGTATTGCTGTTGTTTAACTGCTTCTGATTTCTGTCTAAGACTACCAAGATATTCTCTTTGTTGTCTCATTTGGAAATCTAATTTAGCAGCAGCTTGAGGATCTTCCTCATACATAGCTTTTAAATCAACTTCAGAACCTTGACTGATAAAACTATTTGCTGATTGCATTAACTCATCAAGTTCTTTTATTCTAGTATCATACGTTTGACGCAAAACGTTCTTTTCTTCTTCAAGATTTTTTCTTTCCAAAGAAAGAGAATGTGTTTTTTGTCGGTAATCCGAATCTCTTGAATAACCTGACTTGAGTTCATCAAGGCTAACCTCTAACTCTTGACCATTTACTTTAACTCGGTGGAGTGAAGGTTTCTCAATTTCCTCTTGTAATTCAGTTTCATTCTCATTCGTTTCTTGATTCTCAGAAGCTTGGGCTTCTTCAGTAACTTCCTCAGTCTCGGATTGGTTACTTTCTTGAGCAGCTTCAACTGGAGCTTCTTGTTGAGTTTCAACAGCTTCTGGTTGAGCTTCTTCTGATGGCTCTACTTTAGTTGTAGGTTCTGATTGTCCTTCTTCAGGGTTCAGTATTCCTAAAATTTTATCAGCAGCACCTTGTACAGATTTATCTGTATTCATATGTTTCTCCTATAGTTATCGCTTCGATTAAGATTGGCGAGATTGGCTTCCTATTTTTTGGTTAAGCCATTTAGTTGTTCTAGCTCGGCAGAAGCTAGTTTACCATTTTCCATGACAGACAATAAATGACCTTTTACTTTGTCGATCATATTATATGCCATCCAAAGAACTTGTCTTTGTTCATGGTCATTGTAAGAAGTATTGAAAATTTCTGACTTATATCTATCAGCTAAATAATCAAATGCTTCCTTCATCAGGGGTTCGTCCAGCAGTTGCTGAGCTTTCACCCCCTCCGAAATCTGTTTGCTTAGATCCTTTTTCATTGAAGAATTGTTTTTGACCTTTCATTATCTCTTTAAATATATCCCCTGATTGTCTAACTTGTTGCTGTTCTATCATACTTCTATTACGCATTTCAAGTTCATTTATCTGAGTATTATATTTTAATTCCATTTCTTTGATTTGTAATTCAAAGTCAAGCAATTTCTGTCTCATTTGAGCTTCCATTTTCTTAGTTTCAACTTGAGCAGATAGAATAGCTCTTTCGTTTTCACCTTGTACTTGGGCTAATGAAACTTTTTCAAATTCAGTTGGTGGCTTAGGAGGAAGTGGTGGCATTTGAGCTGCACCTACTTCTGGATCCATAAAGTATGGTTCTGCACTTCCTAGTCCAGTATTCTCTACCAACTTTTGTAAAGTCTTATGAATATTTTTAAGATTAACCATTGGGCCATAAACATTCTGTTGTAGGTTTATAGCTTGTAGTTGTTTCTGTAATATAGAATTTAAAAGAATTAGTTGTTGTTCTTTAGAACCTGTACCTAGTCCTACTTCAACATTTATATTAACTCTATCTCTCCATTCGAAAGGAGTCATTGGTACAAACTTACCTCTAATTCTAACTAGCTTTTCTTTTTGTTGATACTTACAAAGTAGTTCAAATATTTTTGCACCTAAATCTTTAACACCTGTTTCAGCAAATATTCTAGCAATCAATTCCATTCTCATTTGTGATTGAGTTAGAACTTGATTCATACCAGTAGCTGTATCAGTATTTAATGCATCAGCATTTAATCCTTGAGCTGTTCTAGTAACACCAGATCTTGCTTCTCTAACAGCATCTAAATAACCTAATAAACCAGAAGCTTGTTCTGTAATAGGTTGTGCTGTCATTACTTGCATTACATTTTGTGGTGGTTGTTTTGTTCTTACAATTCCACCAGGTCTATTAGTTAATAGATCATCTATTGCTACTTGACCATCTTGTACTGCAATTCTGTTATTGTTAGTTAGATACATATTATCTAACATTTGTCTCATAACAGTAGATTTAATAATTTGTATATCTTCAATTAATTCTGAAACAGATCTACCATAGAATCTGTGTGGCATGATAATTGGAGTTACAGAAACAAATGGCATTGAATCTATTTCTTGTACATCTAATAATTTATAAGATCCATTACCAGCTAAACAAACTTTAACTAGTTCTGCTTTACCATCATCATCAATATCCATTCTGATATAACATTCATGGATTAATACTTCATCAGTTGTTTCATCACCTCTATCTTGTGGTGCAGAAAAATCTGTTTCTTGATGTCTAGTTTGTCTATCTTCTAAATAATATTCATGATCACCAACAGGCATGTTTTCAATAACATCTCTATCGTAACCCATTTCAATTAATTGAGTTTTAGTCATATTAACTCTATGACAAACAAAGTTAGCTGAGT